CATATATTCAGAAGCAATATCAATCACACAAATCAAGCACTTAAAACAAATTCCTCTTCCTTCCACAAACCGCGGAACTTCTCAGCGCTGGAACACAACGTGCCCAGGGCGCTGGCAGCGCCCCTGACGAACCCTTCCGACACATCGTACCGCTGTACCACTTTCTCCGCCAACATGTGCAACACCGCGGGATTCTCGTACACACCCATGGCCACCCGAAAGCTCTGGTACCTCTCCAACCACTGCGGGTCGTCAGCCGACACGTGCATGGACAACCTTTCCACCCGCTTAATAACGTCCGGACACATATACACCTGCATTCTCTCATTGTCGATAAGGACAAACGTTGAGGAGAAATAAGGCGCATCAGTCTGAAACATCTTCGCGGACAGGTTGAACACCTCCTGCAAAACCTGCACAGCCCTCTCGCCAGCTGCCACCTGGGTTGTACAGATCAGCGAATCATCACCCATAAACACGGCCCACACCACCCCACTGGCCTGGTATGCATACAGCACACTCAGGATGTTCAACAAACCATTCCCGAACGCAGTAGTAGCGTCACCGGACTTACGCTGGAACAACACCTCCAGCGACAAACCCACCGCCACCGAACGGATTGAGCACTCCACGTGCCCAAGCGACCACGCCCTGAGCCAATACTCGTTCAACCCCAACTGCTCAAAAACGAACTCCTCCAGCGCGAACGCGAAATCGTCCTGGGATTTGTCATATTTGCTGAAATCATTCTCCAAATATTTCAACCCCTCACGGTCGTACGCATGATTCGCCTGTATGAATCTTCCCACTTCCTCGTTGTCTTTAAGCAAATTCACCATAAAATTGGGTTTGAGCAGCGAACAAAAACGCCGTACCAACACCCGAAACATGGAACTGTACATGGCTGACAGGTACTTGTTATGGTAAACAATAACCTGTGGTGCCGTGACCTCAGTCACCGGCTTAACGCTCAAAGTAGGCTTCACGTCCGCCTTCAACATAGCCACGTATTCATTCACAGGCATGTCGGACAAGGACTTCGAGATCAGCTCCATCTCTCTTTTTATAGCATCGACGGCAGTGGGCCTAGCCTTCG